GCACGTAGTCGATAAAGCGTTCTGAATTAGTTCCGGCCGCCGTGTTGTACGAGCGGCCAGTGTCGCGCGCCCACATGCCAAAGCTTGCGACGGGGACACCGACTGTGCCGGCGCCGGTGCCGAGCGGATAGATGGCCTGGTTCAGTACGGTGGTGAAGGATGCCGACGTACGCATCCAGCCCCAGTCTTTATGGGCGGTCTGGATATCATCGTGCCACGCGGCATCGATCCACGTCACGAGCCGCTGGCTTTCACCGGTCTGCCCGATGACCGTGGCCGGCCCCGGGCTCGCGCCGCTGACGCCGCATTCGAGCCAAAGCCGTTGTACAAGTTGAAGATAGTTCAATGCGGACTCCTAGTTGGGCATGTCGGGCCAGAAACGATTGCCCTTGGAGATGTTTTCTTTTGGGGTGAGCAACTGCAGGTTGTCCCAGACGTGAAGACCACAAACGCTTTTGTGGCGCAACGGGACCATGTGGTCGACGTGCATCCCGAAATACGCGGCCTCGCGATAGACATCCGCTATAGCGTCGAGGTCGGCCCAGGCTGGGGTGGCCTGGAGCTTCTGGGCCTCACGACGCATCCATGCCGCTGCCAGCTTGGCTGAGTTTGCCCTCGCATACGTGGCGCGACGTGCGATTTCCTTCTCTGGATTCGCTGCCCGGTAGGCCGCGTTGCGCGCTTTTTCTTTTTCGGGGTTAGCCAGACGGTACGCCGCCCCGTTGGCGGCTACCCGCGCTACGTTCTCCTGATATCAAACAGCGTTGCTGCTCCTGTTCTTCTCGGGGTTTGCTGCGCGCCACGCAGCGTGTGCCGCCCTATACACCTCCGGAGTGGCGGCATATCTCGCCGCGCTACTTGCGCTGATCTTTTCAGAGTTCGAGGCATACCATGCATTGGCACACTCCCGGCATCGCCAGCAAAGACCATCTTTTCGGTGAACGTCCTTGCTAAACTCCGAACGGGATTTTTCGATCCCGCAAGTACGGCATATTTTCACCCGGCTATGCCTGGCTGATGATACCTCGCAGCCATTGGATGCCTTTCGGATTGTCGTCACGGATGACGCTGAACGGCGCCTTCGAACTCGTGAAGCGCTCGATGTCGTTGCGCTCGCTGTTCTCGTCGATCTTGCCCGAGAGAGTGTTGATGGTGTCGAGCTTGGAGCGCGCGAGGACCTCGACATATTTGCGTTTGGTGGTGACGGGGACACCGACGGGGAGCACACGCGTCTCGACCCAGCGGCCGTTGTGGACGATCTCGGCACCTTTGCCGTTTACCCACAGGTCGATCATCTTAGGGGCGAACTTCTCGCCGGTACGCTCGATACGGATGGTGACAGGCTCTTCCGCGAAGGCGAGCGCTTCGAGGTAGTCTTTCTGCAGCACTTCAGGGGCGACTATGACCTCGTCGATGAGGTCGTCGCGCGTTTGGATGAGCGGCTTCTGTACGATCTTGATGTCGTCGGTATGCAGCTCGGGAGCTGCCCGGCGAACCGGAGCATTTCCTGCGTCCATATTTTCTCCAGAAAAGAAAACGGGGGCGTAATTGCCCCCGTCTTGTTACAACGGTACTACGGTTACGCGATCTGCGGCCTGTCGGGAAGCGTGCAGATGTTTTGCGCCGTCGAGCAAGTGATGCCCGACGCTGCCCACTGGGTCGTACCGGCGGTGAAGGTCGCGCCGGTCGGCGAGACACGCACCAACTGATACGCGATAGGGCAATAGCCGTCGGGAACAGCCGGGAACTGGGGAGCGTTGATGAACGCACCGACAGTCGTGGTGACACCGACTTGGGTCGGAACGATCGAACCCTGAGCCAGCGCGATCGTGCCGTCGGACTTCACCATCCACAACAGCACCGTCGCCTGGTTGGCAAGCACTGCGGGGAAGGCAGCGCCGGTGACAGCGTCAGTCGTCGGGGATGCGGTGTTGGTTTGCGCAGTCAGGGCGGTGCCGAACTTGCCCTTATACACACACTCCGTGGTCACGGTCGTGGTGTAGGTGCTGGTCGTGCCGGCAACGAAAGCCGCGCTAACCAGGTTGATGTTCGCGGGAATGCTCGAGAGATAATCCATTTTCTATTTCCTTTGAGGTTGGGTTGGCAGACTCGCCCCGGGATCGGGGCTGTCGCCTTGGTTCCACCTGTGAAGGTGTTTACTGCTTTGCTACACGAGGCAGGTCGGATTGAAGGGGCCGACCGGGCTGCAGAAGACAACGGTGAAGTTGCCTGCGGTGGCGAGGCCGCTCGAGCCGCCGGTGAAATCACCGCCGGAGCAAGTAACCTGGGCATAGCCGATGAGGCATTTGCCCTGCGGGAACGGCGGAAACACCATGGCGCCGAGGGTGGCGCCCGCTGTCCCCAGCGCGTACGTGATCACTCCCGCCGAGTCGACGAAGAAGCAGAACACGTTGACGGTGCCGTCCTTGATCGTGCCGGCGATCGTACCCATCGTCGTGCTCGCGGCCACCAGCACCGAGATGCCTTGGACAACGAAGTACGAGTCCGCTGCCCCGGTCTTGGCGGTAGCGGTGTTGGCCACCAACGTGGAGTTGGTCAGCGCCCGGGTGGAAAACTGGTCGAAGATCGGCGTGAGTACGGTCAACAGCTGCTTGTTCGCCCGCTCGGGCAACAGCAGGGTGTTGATGTACCGGGTGAGTGTGTCTTGCATAAGGTTCTCCTGTTAGCGGCGCGCGAGGTTGCCCCCGCGTCGCGGGGTTAATTACGAGAGGACCTTGGAGCCGACGTTGGCGATCGCCATCCAGCCGTTGTTCTCAACCATCACGGCTTTCCACCAGATCGTGCCGGCGTAACCGCGCTGGCCGAACGGGTCGGACTTGGAGACCTGGCCCGGGGGCAAGTAGGTCGGCTTCAGGACATCCTTGCCGCGCACCGCGATCTGCGACCACGCGTCCTGAGCGGTAACGATCAGGGTGTAGACGTCGATGCTGGAGCTCGTGGAGTTCAGGCCGGTTGCACCAACCGAGGCGCCGCCACCGAGCAGAGCCGGCAGGTCAGGCGAGGTGATGAAACGGAAGCGCTCCACCTTGCCGATCTCGTTCTCTTGCGGGGTGCCGCTCGCGTACTTCTCCGCCGGGATGAAGCCCGGGATGTCGCGGATATCGGGTTCCAGGTCGGTATGGCAGTACACGTTGTAGCCCTGTGCGACTGCGTCCGTGCCGTAGTTCCCGCTGGCCTTCAGCGCGCTGTTGACCGGCTTGCCGTGGTTGGCTTGCAGGTTCTTCGCGATCTTGCGCAGCAACCCGAGGGTGATGCCCCCGTTCACGGTGACGAGCGTGGTGCCCGTGCCGCCGTAGTACTGGTTGGTGCAAGTGCGCAGCGCACCGTAGATGATCATCTCGTTGACCAGCGTCACGCGCTCGCCAACTTGGGTGATCATTTGGGTGGGGATGTCATCTTCGTACAGGTCGTACGTCTTGTCGGTGAAGCCATACAGGCAGGAGTACTGCTGCATGACAACCGTCACGTCCATCGGCGTGATGCTGTCCGGAGAGGGCGTGGTGCCTTCCGAGGTCAGGTGCGCCTGGGCGATTACCGCAGCGCGGTCACCGGTCGTCGCGGCCGGGAAGAACTGGTTCTGGGTGCTGGAGTTGGTGGCCAGCGCGCCGTACGGGAGGAACCGACGGGCGACATACGTGTCGCTCGAGTTCTTCGGGAACTGCACTTGGCGGCCGGTCTTGCCGAGCACCTCGAGGGGCACGGCATGGGCCAAAATTTGGCCTTTGTAGCGGTTAAGTCGTCCCGGGGTCAAGGCAAAAGTTTGCATTGTCATTTCGAAATTTCCTTTGGGAAAATTAATTGGAGAGTTGCGTTGGGTGCTGCTTGTTACTGCGCTTCTCCGGCGACTCTTCCCGTGGGAGAACTACTGCTGCTCGTCAGACGGCGAGCGGGGAAATCTTTTTCTTTGATTCGAACATGGCACGTCGTATCAACGACCACGGTTTTCCGGTTCTGGCGCGAGAGTTTGCTGCGCAGTGCTCGGGGGATTTCTTTTTCCCTTTGTTGGCAGCAGCGATCTTCGCCCGGTGCTCCGGAGAATGCGGGCCTCTTGCCTTACCGAGTTTTGCGGCGCGCATTTTCGCGCGCTCTTCGAAGGGCACTACTCTGCCCTTCAGCGCTACAGCAACTGCGGCTACGTGCGCCGGTGACTTCGGTACACCTGCGTGGGCTTCACTCATGCGCTGCCGCGTTTCGGGTGTGTGCTTGAAACCAAGCAGGCTCCCCGCGGTAGCGGCCATGTTGTAGCCACTGTTTACTGCATCGAGAAAATCAATCCAGGCTTGCTCTTGCGGGATCAGCATGGCGCGGTCGTCGACTATCGCTAGCACGACGAACTCGAAAGCTGCGGCGCCATATTTATCCCACGCGCGCTGGAGTTTTATGCTGTGGTGTTTCTTGCTCACCAGCTGACGCCGGTGTTGGCTGATACGCTTGGAGATGCAGATCGCACTCCCGACGTACTTCTTCTGTGTAACCAGATTGCGGATCGCGTAAATCCCGCCACGCGATTCGTTCTCAGCCATTCTTGAACCCAGCAGCGAAGTCATCCTCTGCAGCGACGGCGGGCGTATGCCCTCCCGCTCCGCGGGGGGTGGCTGCTGCTTCAAGCACCTGTTGCCGCGTGGGCTTCTTGACGAGTTTCGCTGCAGCTGCTTTTTCAGCGGCTGCGGTAACTGCGTCGGCCGCTGTTTTCTCAGCGGCGGCATCCGTCTCAAACTTCGTGATCGACCTGGAGATGATCGCGGCGCTATTCGTGGAGCCCAGCTTTGCCTGGTACTCGGCGGGTTGCTTCGCGAGCCATTGCCGATACGGTGTGTTCGAGTTCACGGGCCCGGTGACTTCGCGCCAGTTGGGGCGTTCGTCGTCGAGGCCTTCGATCTGCAGCGCCACCAGACGGTTCGTCAGGGTGGTGTCGATCTGCGTCGGGTCGGGTGCTACTGCGGGCGCGGTGCCCTTCAGCTTGCCGGCGACGTTCCTCATACCTTTCAGCACGAGATCGCCCAGCTCGGGGTATTCCTTCTTGAGGTCCGCGAACATATCGTCCGTGATCTCTACGGTGGTCCCAGCCGGTGTGGCTGCCTGGAGTGTGGCGAGCGTGCGCTCGAGCCCTCCGATCTTCCCGGCGGCGGTATCGCGAATCCTGGCTTGGTCGGCCCTGATCTGTTCGATCTGGGTGGACGCGGCCATCAGCGCGGTGTACTCGGCTTCGGTGATCTGACGGAACTTGACCTCGGGGACTACAACTGCCGGTTCGACAACGACTGCTTCTGCGGCTTCCTCCTTCACGACCGGCGGGGTGACCTCCGTGGGGGCGTCGGTGAAACCTGAATCGAACTCGGCGTCCGCCAACGCTTCGGCGGCTGCATCATCGAGGACCACTACTTCTTCAGCAACTACATCAACCATTTTGTCTCCACACATTTAGTCCAACGGTCGGCGCCAAGGCGTGGACCGCTACAAATGCCGTCACGTACTGGCGGCGCGGTTTGCCAAAACAAAGGGCCGCGCGGTGCGGCCCTCTGGTCCAGCGAAATCGGTACTGCTAATCCTGGAACGGCACGTCCTTGTCGAGCGAGATGAGTGCCTTGTAGATCGAGATCTGCCCCCGCGTCGCGGCCGTGATGGTGGCGTCGCTGTGGCTGTCGTTCTTTGCGCGGTGGTATGCCAACCGCTCGTTGAAGTGGCGCATCAGTTTTTGCCAGACCGCAGACTGGCGTTCGCTGGCGGTGAGCGCGAAAATCTCGGGGTCGGCGATCTTGCTCATGCGCCGGCCGCCGGTGTCTTAGCTGCAGCAGCGACCTGCGCATCGGCGGCGGCCGCGGCGTCCGCGGACACCGTGGTATGCTTCTTCAGGGTGACCTCGTGCCCGAGTTGCGCGAGCTGGACCGCGGTCTGCGACCGCATCTGCGTCGCCGCCATCTCGGCGTGTACGTCTGCCAGCTTCAGGCTGTTCTTGTTCGCGTACTGCATGATGGCGAGCTGGATCTGGGCGTCGGTATCACGCCGGCTCTGGGCGTCCTGCATCTGGGTCTGGGCGGTTAGCGCCTGCACGTACTCTGTGTTGTGGTCGGCGTCCTTCTGGATGCGGGCCTCGTCGACCTGCTTCTTCCAGGTGGCTATCCGCAGCTTCACCTGGGCTTCGGCCTTCTCA